GAACGTATAAATCTATTGAAATAGAGTGTACAAAACATTCAAAACGACCCTTGTTTGTGCTATAATATATTGATATGTTTTATCGGTTGAAAATACCAGTAATTACAAGGTTTATTAATTAATCGTCAATAAATCCGTCAAAAATTCTAGCCGAAAATTTTAGACACACTATCATGTGCCTTTAATCTCATTTCATCGGTATAGTGGATGTACGTATTAATGACTGTATCAACAGTATCACCTAATAAGGACGCTACTGTTTTTATGTCAACACCATTTGCCAATAACCTTGTAGCATAGGTATGTCTTAAATCATGAATGGATGTGTTCGGTAAATAGCGTTTAATCATTACCGATACTGCACCAGTACCGCCAGTTGGATTGTTGAATAGATATAATCCGCTTGTGGTATTTTTATATTCAAGCAATATATCAATCAGTATTGGTGGTATTGGTATTTTTCTGTAACTGTTTTTTGTCTTTAGATTACGGATCATATATGTACTTTCACCGCTATAAGCGAATTGTTTATTCACATCAATAATAGCGTTATCTAAATCTATATCATCCCATGTAAGACCTAAGATTTCACCATACCTCATACCTGTATAGGCAGCAATAGAACACACAATATAGTATTTGTAATTGTGGCTTTTTAAAGAAGTTAACAGGTGTGTTACATCATCTTCGTTTATAGCATTGATTTTAGCGGTTTGTGTTTTGTGCAACCGCTTAATGTTCTTACATGGACTACCATTAATAATCCTATATGGCGATACTGCATAAGCGAATACCTTTGTTATAATCGTTATGCACATATTTTTAGTGGCTATTGATTGTTGCAAATCATTAATCACTTTCCGAATTTGTATTTCAGAAATATCTTTTACTTTCATATTGAATAGTGCGTTGAATTTCTGAAATGCATTGTCATATGCTTTGAATGTGGAATATACATTTGCTTTATTTTCATCTGTATATATCTTGTAAAACTCAATAAGCGTTATATCTTTTAGACTATCATCAAGTGGACTGGTGATAGTCTTTTTTAGATTGTCTACTATTTCTTGGCCATAAAGTTTAGCATCTCTTTGTGTTGCGAAACCCTGTTTAGATTTCTGTTTCCACTTATAGCCGTCCTTATAGCTAACTATAATTTGATAGCCTTTATCCTTTCTCCGAATTGTTGTATTGAATTGCATAATTCACCTCATATGATGTGTGTGTAAAAGTTAATACCCTCTACATCGTCAAATTGCCTTGCATGAGCCATGCGTTCCAATAAATCAATGTGTGCATGACTGTACATATCATCGTTTAATATATGACCTATCTCATGTAGTATACCTTTACGTTGTACATCAATAGGTTTATCACTATTAACGAGAATGGTGTAAGTACCATCATCGTTTAGTTTTAATACCGCAGTTTGTGTTTTCCGTAGCTTTATATATATCAAATTGATGTTCATACTATCATCCCCTTTGTAGGGTTATTGTATATTATTCAACATGGAATTTTTTACACATATTTTTGTTTACGTAATCGGTAAATATTTTTAATAAAACTGCATTTGTAATGAATGGTAACGATAAAGAAATATAACCATTATGTGTAAAAACATATAATGTTATAGCAAAAACAATAGAAACAGAAGATACGATAAGAGCCATTGCTTGCATTTCTTGAATGCATGAAGTAATTATAGGTTCGTAGTTAGGCATGTTATTAACCTCTTTTCTTTAACATTTCTATAGTATTAATTACAAAGTTAATATCATCTTTGGACATATCTTTACTTGCATCGAATAATAAACGTAAATCAGGATTATCTTTTATTGCTTGTGCGTATTCCGATACAGACGGATCATTATAGTACTGTTCGTTTTCAGAGTATTTATTTTCTATTAAGTCAGCTTTATTTACTCTAAAATAATTAGCAAGTAATTCTATCTTATCTATACGAGGATAGTTAGTACCTTTAATCCAACTTGTAAATGTGGTGTAAGAAACACCAATATCTTTTGCAACTTGTATTCTAGTTTTGTTATATAGGTTCATATAGTACTGTAAATTCTTGGAGAATATCTCTCTATTGCCTAAATCACTCATTATATTCACCTCATTATAATTTTAAAATTTTTGTTGTTATTTATATAATATATTTAAACTGCAAAAAAATCAAATATTTTTTTAGGGATTTACAGAAAAACTGTTGACATTACAGTTAAACTGTAATACAATACAATCAACGAAAGGGAAAGTGAGGTGATAAATTGAACCAACAAATCTTTGTACAAGATGGAATTACATTAAAAGCAGCACGAGTAAATAAGGGTTTGACACAAAAGAAAGCAGCGGAAATGCTAGGTATTAGCGAATATACGTTGATGAATTATGAAAAAGGAAAATCATCCCCAGATGTACATGTGCTAAAAAAGATTGAAAAACTTTATGAGGTTCCGTACCACAAGATTATTTTTTTGTAAAAGAGTTACAGTTTAAATGTAATTTTGAAGAGGTGATTAGATGCTAGTACAAAATCAAGCGGATCTAAAACTAGCCAACAAACGATACGGACAAACATCCACAAGATTTGGATGGGCTGGTCGAAATGATGAATACGGCCAATACTGGCGAAAACTCATCAAAGCTAAATGGCCTAAACGTAATCAATCAAGATGGAATAAGAAAGTCATTCTATCATGGATTAAACTGGCACGTAAGGCAGATATTCATGCAAGGAATGAGATACGATGGAAAGCCTAGTATACACGGCTAACCAAGTAGCTGAACTATTTCAAATTTCACTAACTGCAGTATATGACCTAAGAAATAAAGGCAAGCTAAAACAACTACCAAATGTAAGCGGTGTAAGGTTTAGTAAAAAAGAGGTTGAAGCACTAGCAGGAATTGAAAGTGAATACTCAGCTATTGGTTACAGAAAATTAAAAAACGAGGTGGAAACACTAAAAAAAGAAAATCATAAGTTAAAGAGTGAAATTAAAAAAATCACCAGCCAAATGCTAGTGATTGTAGGAGAAGAGTTGTAAAAAAAGGAGAAATACAGTGAACGTCTATGCAGAATTTAACCGCAATGCTAGAGGACAAATAGCAACAATCAAAGAGTGTGAAGTACTGACAGATGAAATCGTGAAGTCAGCACGAACATTTATCGATAACGCGATTAAATGGGATAGCGGTTCTTTTAGACCAGTGGCTGATGCACTTCGTCAGAGATTACTTGACGATATTTATAAGGCTGAATACCAATCTGAGTACTGGGCAAGATATCAACACCCAAGCGAAACAAATTCTTATGAGTACGGCAATGAAATTGCAGCCTGTAAAGCTAATGATAAAGCATTAGAGCTACTTGGTGAACTAGAGGATAAAAGCATCGACTATCTTTACAGAGTGTTGAAAGGATACAAAGAACAATGAAATTTATATATTTAGTAAGGTCCGTATCCATAATTCTAATTGCTGGTTCAATGGGTTCTGTTGAACTAGGAAAGATAGATGGATATACAGGGTTCTTGCAAATTACGTTAGGAATAACGTTGATGATTTTATCCAATTTCTGGGTAAGAGAAATAAAAAAAGCACGCTGAAGCCGTAGGAAAGCAAGCGTGCAGTAGAGTAATAGCAAAATCACTCTACTTATATTTTAACACAGAGTATAAGGAGAAACAAAATATATGGAAACAGTTGATGTAATCGTACAGCCAGCTATCGAGCCACAAGTGATTGATAGCAATTTAACTTTAACTTGGAATAACGCAGAACTTGCGAAATACCTTGAAGAAAAACTAGAAAAATATAATGGGTTAATTGTTACGGAAGATAACCTAAAAGAAATGAAATCTGTATTAAAAGAGATCGTTTCTATTCGCACTAAACTCACACGATTTGGTACTGATAAAAAACGTGAATTAAAAATTCCGTATAATACATTCACTGCAGAACTAGAACAAGTACTTGCAGTTGTAAGTAGAGTTGAAAACCCTATCGCAAATCAAATCAATGAATTTGAACAACGAGAAATGTTGAAGCGTAAAGAAACAGTATTAAATATGGTTGAGGATAAAGCACAATCATTAGGTGTTAGAGAAGAGTATAAAAATAGAGTAATTCCAAACTCTAAATGGTGGGAAAACAAAACCGCTAAAATGTCAGATGTTGCACTAGCTATTGATGAAATGGTTAAAAACGTTTTAGAGCAGCAACAAAACGATGATGATCTAAAACGTATGCAGGCCGAAAAAGTAGAAATGATTAAAATGAAAATTGACTTATTTAATCAAAACTACGCACTAGATACACCTATCCGATACGAAGAAATCAAGCATCGTATTGATAATATTCCGTTCGGTGAATTGGATAATGTACTTTCCAATGAATTTGAAAAGCGACTTGAAATTGAGATGAAAGCGAAAGAACCTCAACAAACAGAACCAATATTCACAGAACAACCACAAGTAACTGAGGAAATCAAAGAGGAAGTAAAAACAGTAACTTATGTTGTAAAGAATATCAATTCAAGACAACGTAAAGCAATTACCGATACATTAATTCGATTAGGTGTTGAATGGAGCGAAATTTAATGAATAGAAGTGAAACTATAACAGAAATAGCAAAAGCATTAGCGAAATTCCAATCAGAAGTATCTGACCCAAATAGAACAAAAGAAAATGCATTTCTAAAATCAAAATATGTAACGCTAGATAGTTTGCTACAGGCTGTTAGACCTGTATTAGCAAGTAATGGATTGTCTTTTTTGCAAGTACCTTTTACAGGTACTGATGTAGTATCTGTAACTACCATGTTATTACATGAAAGCGGTGAATGGTTGGAAAGCGACCCTTTCACGCTACCATTGATGAAAAAAGACCCTCAAGGTGTTGGTAGTGTTGTAACGTATGCACGAAGATATTCCTTATCCTCTATTTTAGGTGTGGCTTGGGATGAAGATGATGATGCACAAAGCAATAACGAAACTGAATTAACCAAGGGTATTAAACACGAAATTTCTGAATTAGCAAAAATCAAAAATGTAACAAAAGAAAATGCTATTTCTTATATGAAAACAACATTTAATAAATCGTCAACTGAATTTTTAGATTTGCAAGAGTTACAACAATTTAAAGCGTGGCTAACAACTCTATGAAATGGACAACAAATAACATCGAACTATTAAGAAGTCCATTAGGTGTAATGGTAGTAATACCAGCACCACATGACAATGACTTATCAAAGATTACTACTGACAAAGAATACACAGTGGAAATTAAAAGAAAATCTAAAAGCCGTAGTCTAAACTCTAATAGTTATGCATGGGTTTTGTGCCAACGCATAGCTGATGAGTTGAGTAAGAACGGATACACATCAAAAGAGGATGTATACCGAAAGGCAATAAAAGATTGTGGACATTTCTCATATGTGCCAGTAAGAGAAGATGCGGTCGAACGCTATATACAAATATGGCAGGGCCACGGATTGGGCTGGCTTGCGGAAGATATAGGTGAGTGCCAAAACCTAAAGGGCTACCACAACATCATGTGCTACCACGGAAGCAGTGTATATACAGTTGCAGAAATGCAAAGACTGATTGATTGCCTAGTCGATGAATGTCATCAACTAGGAATACAACTTGAAGATAGCGATTACATACAATCGCTAGTTAAGGAGTGGGGGAATGAACAAGAAGAAAAAACTTGATGATAAACTCTACAAAAAAACGAGGCCACAAGCCATAGAAAGGGATAGTATAGATGGCTATCCATGTTGCGTAATATGTGGCGCACCTGCAACGGAAGTGCATCACATATTGCCTAGAGGTAGAGGCGGTACGAGTGAATTAACCAATTTAGCTTGTTTGTGCAGATATTGCCATGAAAATTTAGCACATGGAGTATTTGCTAAAGAAACTAAAAGAAAGCTAGAAGCGATCATCGAAGAAAGGACAAAACGATATGAAGGGAATTAATGTAGTTGAATTGTATGTAGTTAAACGCATCGAAAAACTAGAACGAGAAAATGGCAGTTATAAATTACACGAAAAAGAAATTGCGGAACTAAAAGATGTTCTAGATGTAATACATCACGTTAATCACGCTAAACAAAAACAAGATGCCAATAAAATTGATGCATTTGTTTGTAGCCTAAGCAAACTTAATGAACATTTTGCAGGTATGGAAGAAGATTAGCCTATGGCAGAACGCAGAATGATGTCAAAGAAAATTATTGACACAGATAAGTTTTTAGATATGCCACAAAGCACACAAAACTTATACTTTCACTTGCTACTGAGGGCTGATGATGACGGCTTTATTCAAAGTCCTAAAAGCGTAATGCGTATCACAGGGTGTAAGGATGATGACTTAAAACTTTTAATTGCCAAAGAATTTCTAATCAGATTCGATACTGGTGTTATCGTTATAAAACATTGGAGAATACACAATTATCTACGTGTTGATAGGTACAACAAGTCAGAACTACCAGAAGTAAAACAGGTTCAACTTGTAGATAAAGTATATGAATTAACAGGTGGTACTACCATTGGTACTACCATTGGTATACCAATGGTTACCGAAATGGATACACAGATAAGAATAGATAAGAATAGATTAGAAGAGAATAGAGAAGAAGATATATATAGTCCTGCAAAACAGGACAATACACCAAAAGAAGTGTATGAAATCATTGATTATCTCAATCTCAAAACAGGTAAATCATACAAACATACAACAAAGAAAACAAAATCATTGATTAAAGCAAGACTGAATGAACACTTTACTGTTGATGATTTTAAGAAAGTCATAGATAACATGTGTGCTAAATGGATAGGCACTAAATGGGAAGAATTTCTAAGACCTAATACGTTATTTGCTGGTAAGTTTGATGATTACTTGAACCAAACACCGACTAAATCAGAAACAAGGGAACGTATAGACAATGTAAATGCATTGTTGAAACAGTATGAGGAAGAGGAAAGGAGAACTAATGAGCAAGGCTGATACATTAAAAGCCATTAGACCGATAACAGTCATGTATAGAGATACACTTGATGCTGAAAAGCTAGAGGGATATGTAATGATGCTTGGAGATTATCCACCTGCAATATTACATAAAGCAGTCATCAAGACGATACAAGAAAGCGAATTTCTACCAACAGTTGCAGCAATTAGAAAAAATGCTGATAAGTTAAACCGATTTGTCAAAGCAGAAAAAGACGAATTGACGGCACAGGAAGCATGGGAATTAGTCAGAAGAAAAGCTAGTAGCGTTGGTTATGAAAGAGGATTGAATGAATTACAAGGTAACGTATTGACCGCTGCTAAAACAATTTGGAGTAGCTTTGACCCTCAAAATGGAAAAGACTATAACGAAACATCGTGTAGATCACAATTCATTAAATGCTACGAGCAACTAACAGAAAGAAAAGCAAAAAACGATGAACTTGCTTATCTCATTAAAGATGATGGTTTGTTACTTGCGGAAAAGATGAAAAATGAGGAAGAGCGAAAACAAATAGAAGCAGGTAATGCACAAATCAAAATGCTACCGAATGGACATTTAATTGAAACAGTCAAAGAGGAACGTAAGCCTGTTAACTTAAACGAAATATTAGACAATGCTGATATTTCTGAAAGTGGAAAAGCATTATTACGGCAAGCAATAGGGAGATAGTACATGGAATACATGGGAAGTATAAAAGTGGAATTTAGCATTAGCACCAATATCAATGCAGAAACAGAGCGTCAAGCGTGGTGTTTATTACATCAAATCGTAGACTACTTGCAAGATAACGTAACAATCGATTGCAAGTTAGGTAGTGAATACGATGTGAGCGTTGATGAGTGCAACGTAGAACCAAATTATATAAGTGAGTACTAGGTATGAAGAAACACAAAATGGCAATCCTAATCGAAATACCACTCAATGTGGAAACTGAGCAGGAAGCAACAGAGCAAATGTCAATGTTAATGAAAGCGAACGCAAAAGAGTTTGAGTGTATGCATGACATGATAAGAACATACAAAGGCAAGATTAATATTGAAAGGAAGTTAATTTAATGAATAGTGTACAAATTCTAGGCAATCTAGCACGTGATCCAGAATTGCGTTTTACAAAAACAGGAAGAGCCGTAGCGACTTTCACAGTAGCTGCTACGAATACTTATATTGACTCTACAACCAATGAAACAAAAGAACAAACTGCTTTCATTAATTGCGTAGCATGGGGCAAGATTGGCGAAGCTGTTGGAAATTGCAAGAAAGGGGAGCGATTACTCGTAAATGGTCGTATTCAAACTCGGTCATACGATACGCAAGATGGGCAGAAGCGATACATTACGGAAGTAGTAGCCGATTTTGTTGGTAAAAAGCTTGATGGCGGTTTTGATGATGCTAGCAACTTTGACAGTTTTGAGCAACCGCAAAATGAAAATATTCCGTTTTAGGTGATTAAATGGCTTATAAACATAAAGATTGTGTTAATAACTGGATAGTTAGTAAAAAGAAATATCCACGATATGTGCAACTGATGAAGTCATTACAATTATTGTTTGGACTATTTCAAGAGGCAAAACATGTAGACTTTATAAATGTTGTGTATGGAGAAAATGCAGATTGTTATGAGGCTGCATTTCATAGGATAAAAGCATATTACAAACAATATCCAAAGTTAAAAAAACGAAAGATGCCAAGGATTAATGGTGATAGCGATATGTATGATATACCACCAAGCCAGTTATAAAGGAGTGAGTAACAATGCTAGTTGAAGATAAAACAAAATATTGCTGGGTTGACAACGGAAAAGCTGGCGAACCGCAAGATAGCATTAAAGATGTAATAGCGGATTATTTAGAATACATCAGTTATTTTGATGATGTTGCTCTCAATCGTGATATTGAATGGGTACGTGTTGGACACCCTTGTTATTACGTTCCAAAGATTGATAGTGAACGAGTACTTTGGAATTTAATTGAATATGACATGGATGATGAAATTAAAGAATTGTCGGACGATTACTTGAACGATGTAAAGAAAGAGCATATTGACGAACTAAGCGAAGAACTAACAAAAGTATTCCGAGCATGGGAGAAGAAATATGGGTTCGAAAATAATGCATGGGTGGTTTTTGAAACAAAGAAATACCGCATTAGTGATTATATCGACAAATAGGGGTATTGATTATGAAAGTACCATGTAAGGAGTGAGTATATAAGAGGTGCATATATGGGGATTATTTGATGATGGCAACGGCTGCTATCGTCAAGCGGTAGATGAATATAACGTGAATATGGGGGGGGCAACACACGATCACATCAATAGGAATTGGTGATGCGTGTATCAATCAAGATTTAGCAATCAACACGTTACACAATCCAAAAGCACTATGGGAACAGTTGGACAAGTTGGATAGACCAGATGTTATTCTAGCTAGTCCACCATGTGAAAGCTGGAGCGTGGCAAGTGCAATGAAAGGCGGAAACGCTTGCTGGAAACAAGAAAAGGATATGACTATCAATCTATTTGGTGAGTATGAACAAGGAAGTAAATTCACAATCAGAAATCAAGCTGATTATGAAAACTACCAATTCAAGTATGACAAGTCATTTCTAACACGCATTAATGGTGAGATGTGCATCTACAACACATTGAAAATCATTGAGCGTTATCAACCTAAAGTATTTGTGATTGAAAACCCTGCATATGGGCGGATATGGGAATACATAGAAAATGTAATAGGGTTCGATGTTCCTTATGAGAATTTAACCTATTACAACAACTATGATTATCCAGTTAAGAAACCAACGAAATTTGGTAGCAATATTGATTTGAAGCTATTGAAAGATGATATAAAGAACACCATTAAATTCAATAAGCTAAATACATCTGGTGTTAATCGATATAACACCAGGTCAAATATTCCGTTGGAGTTAGTAAAAGATATTTTAAAACGATGTGAGAAGTATGTAGAGGGGTGATGATCATTGCCAATAAACAGTAAGCAAAAAGGAGCAAGGGGCGAACGTGAATTTGCTAGTCTATGCAAGGATCATGGATTTGATGTAAGACGAACGCAACAGTATTGTGGAAATACAGGTGATGCCAGCGATTGTGTTGGATTACCTAATATCCATATTGAGGTAAAGCGTGTACAAGCATTAAATATCGATAAAGCAATGGCACAAGCAATTCACGATAGCGAACATAAAAACGTGATGCCAATCGTGGCACACAGAAAAAATAATGCTAAATGGTTAATCACCATGAGGGCTGATGATTGGTTTGAAATGTATAAAGAAAGCGGGTTGAGTAATGGCAGTTAATACATCAACATATGGTATCCCGCACAATTGCAAAAATTGGCTAGCGTTAGCATCGGTAGTATGGGGCGAACTGGATATAAGCGAGGCCATACATATTATTACTGAGAAAGGCAGAGGATTGCCTACCAAAAGAAGCATACAAGATGAATTTGCATTGACTGATAAGGTTATTGAACTATGCAAGAAAGGTTTAACAAACAGGCAAATTATGGCTGAGTTGAATATATCGAGCAATCAAGTTGTTAGAGCGAAGAATTGGGGAGAATGGAATAATGTTAGTGAAACTATTAAATGAATACGCACAACTACCGACTAGAGGTAGTAAGGATGCAGCTGGATTAGATTTATATTGCCCTTTTCAGATTAAAGTACCTGCTGACAGTCAAAAGAAAATACCATTAGGGATAGCAGTAGAAATACCTAAAGGACATATGGGGCTATTAGTACCAAGAAGCAGTATGAGCAAAACACCTCTAAGATGTGCAAATAGCGTAGGAATTATCGATGCAGATTATAGAGGAGAATTAAGCATCGCATATGAAAACATATCTTGTAGTGATTACATGATATTTAGAGGTGATCGCATCGCACAATTAATCATCGTACCAATCGCTATTGTAGATGTAGAAGAAGCACAAACACTCAGCGAAACAGAACGTGGCGATGGTGGATATGGTAGTACTGGAAAATAAAAAAGACAGTAAATAGACAGAAAAGACAGTAGAAAGACAGAAAGTAGACAGTAAAAGGAGAAAACAAATATGAACAAATTAGTATTAGCAACAATGATTATGGGTGTAATTGGTGGCAATGTGTTTGCAAATGGTGTAGTTACAGGCCCTGTAGAGCCTAACACACAAGCACCAGTAGTAAGCGGTTATAATTCTGTAGCCGTAGGGGCAAATACAGTAGTTACAGGTACAAACACAATTGCAGTTGGCCGTGATAATAAAGCAACAGGAAATGATAGTGTTGTAATCGGTGGTGGCAATGGAACAATTGAAGCAGACCAAGCAAGCGTAATTGGGTACAACAATTACGTAGGCAACAATAAAGAACAAACTGTATTAGGTGCTAACAACACTGTAGACAATCAAGGGGCGGTAGTAGTTGGTACACATAGCGTAGTGCGTGGTATTGATGCGGTAGTCATTGGCAATAATGCATCAGCACCTATTCAAAATTCCGTAGCTATTGGCACAAATAGTCAGACTGATAACCCTGTAGGTGTTCGACAAGTTGTATTAAATGGTGTAACTCACGTGTTCGCAGGTGAAAGTCCTAATAGCGTAGTATCCTTTGGTAGTAAGAAAAGCGATACATACAGCGGAATTAGCAATTACAACCGACAACTGCACAATGTAAGTGCTGGCCGTGTAGACCCTAGCAGTTTAGATGCAGTTAATGGAAGCCAACTGTTCGCAGCGTATGACGAAATTGAAACAAATGGAACACACATTGCCAAACTTCAAAAAGATGTGAACTGTTTAGACAAACGAGTTACACGAAATACTACGAATATCTCTAATTTGACCTCTAAGGTGGATAACGGATTCGCAACGATTAATAACACTCTAACCGCTACAAACGAGCGTGTGGGGCAAAATAGCCAAGCCATTTTGAATAATACGGATAGAATTAATAACAATGAAACACGCATTACAGATTTAGAGCGTAATACAGTAGGTCAAATCTCAAACGTGATGCATGAAGTGGCAAAAGCTGGTGCATCTAATGCAGCACTAAGTGCGTTACACTATCTCGGTTACAATTCCGATGACAAACTAACATTTGCGGTAGGTTATGGACATTATAAAAACGCAAATGATGTAGCACTTGGTATGTTCTATGCACCAACAGAGCATGTAATGTTTAGCTTGGGTGCTACATTGGCCAACAAAATGATTAACGCAGGTGTATCCTTTAGACTTGGTAAAGGTAGTGAATACGAAACTAACCATAAAGGTAAAATCAAACAACTTGAAGAGTTGGTAAATCAATTAGTAGCGGAAGTTGAAGAATTGAAAGCTGGTAAATAAATGTGTACACCAATAGGGAAATATACAGGTGATGTAGATAAGCTACAAACAAAAACAAAAGATTTCAAGGTAATGGCTAATATGAATGCAGAAAATAATAGAAATGCAATCCAATTTGCACAAGAGTTATTTTTTAATGCGATCATGGGTGTATCGATAGTAGTTTTGATATTTGGGTTTGTGATTTTGATTAAAGTATTGGTTGGATAGGTATAGGCGGTGAAATATCCGCCTTATCATAAGAGGTAACTATGATTGACTTTGAACTATTATCAAGTGCATTAACAATAGTGCATGGGAACGATATATATAAGCCTATTATAAGAAGAAGGCCAGATGGTATTTTCGCTGAATATTGTATAGGTGGTGCAAACATTGCAGTAATGATAAGTATGTTCGATTTGAGAGAAGGACGAATGTCATTAGAAGAATATACAAGGTCAGTACGGAAAAGAGCATTATTTGAATATATGAATTTTGTTGAAAATGAGCGTGATAAAGAATGGAGCAATGCGTATATGCAATGGAAAAAAGAGCAAGAGGACAACAAATGCTAGGTTATAGCGGATATACAGAACATTCAGATTATTACATAGCACCGCATGACACATGGGAAAGTGCATTTGAATTTCTAAAACAGCTGGCTTGTGAAAGTGGCGATGATGAATTTTGTATCGGTGAAATGCAAGATGATTTACAAGACAACGGAATGTTTATAAAAAACGTGAAGTGGTACAAATGGAATGAAGATAAAGGAGCATGGGAATATGAACGATAAGCAATTTACAGATGAATTGTTCCGTAGAATGTACGTTTTAGGCTACAGAAAAGCGGAAATTGAAGACGGAACAGTATTCTTTTATAAGAATTGCGGACGCATTTCGCGGTGGTCAAATAGAGTTGATATAAGAAGTACGTGCTTTACAGAAGAAAACCAACAAATTGATATTGCTGAATATCTAGGTATCGTTGATTGGTCAAAAGTAGCGGTTGATACACCTATATTTGTTAAGGATTATAAATGTGATGCTTGGAAAAAACGTTATTTTGCGTTTTATAAAGATGAAACTGTATATGCTTTGGCAAATGGTGCAACAACTTGGAGTGCTGAAAATGATAGAAACATAATACCTTGGGCGTACGCAAAACTAGCAGAGGTATAAACATATGGCTGAAAATTTAATTACAATTGGAATGATATTAGGTGTTTCACCTGTTTTAGCAGCGGTTTTAAGCGATGCCTTTGATACGTTTGAAGAGGGATGCGTGCGAATGTTATACATACAGGCGATAATTGGTATTGTGTTAATTATCTTTGGTGCTGGTGTTATGTTGGGTGGTGAGTAATATTTGAATGAACCGACAAAGAGCGAAAAGAGATTAATCAGTAGTGCTAGAAAATACCTTGAGCCTGTAAAGACAGTTGATGAGCAAATAAAGTCGATTGCAAAAGAAATAGAACAACTACGATGTAACATCACATCGATTAGTGCAATCGATTATTCTAAAGATAAAGTGAGCGGTGGCGGTGTTCCTTGTGGATTAGAAAATAGCGTAGCAAGGTTTATTGATACAGAAAAAGAACAACGCAGACGGATTGATGAATTGAGTGAGTACAAGTGCGATGTAATCAACACGATCAATAGTCTAAGCGAAGAAATAGGCGGCACAATGTTACGTTATGAATACCTGCTTGGAATGTCAGCCAAACAAGCGCATTCAGTTTTTGAGAACCAATTCAATGAAAGACAGGCTATGAGGTACAAAGAAAAAGCATTGATTGAAATAGGCAGGTTGAAATGTCAGTAAATGTCATGAAATGTCAGTAAATGTCAGTATAAACACCTAAAAACATATAGTAGAATATAGGGTGTAAGAGTTGCCAATGAGCAATTCTAAAAACTAAATAGCAATTGAGGTGCGGTTTTATATTTTGTATTTGAAAATCAACGAGTATTGTTTCTAAGTCATTACAATCTATATTATTTTCTAACTGCACCGCACCTCTTATATTGCATTTTGTAAACTAATACCGCACATATAATCCGTTCCAATATTGCAATAACAACCAACTATACGTTTCATGAGATAAAACCTTAAGCGAAAAAATGTTACATACTACAAACAACTAGCGGTATTAGTTTAGAGAGTGCAATTGCATACTGAAAACTAAAGCTATATATGTTCCATTAAGAACCGAGTATTGTGCGAGAGTTAGACAGAGTGAGCTAACCATGATTACAATTCATATACTCGTGTTGGCGAATAGCTAACTATATAACTTTGGTTTTGAGTATGCAATAAAAATGAATAAAACTATTCCATAATGAGGTATATCCACGGCGATATATCTCATTTTTTGTATAAAGTTATCAAAAGGGGAGAAGTGATGACTGATATATTGTGTTGTAAAAGCAAATGCTTAAACAACAAGAAAGGAAAATGTACGGCTAATGTCATTGAATATGACGGCTTGTGTCAAACATACATTACACAGGGGAACGCAAGAAAAAGTACATGCGGTTTGTGTGTTAGATCTAATGGGAAGCTAAAACGGAAAGGTGGTGAAGTACTAAAATGATTAAAGCGATTAAACAATTCATTAAGGATAGAGCGCTATTTAAAAAAGCTGCACAAGATTTAGACAATAAAGACTTACAGGCAAAAGCAAAATATGCGTTTGAACATCGTGAAGATAACGTGTTAAGCATTATTGATTGCCTAGCTATTGTGTGCGGTGTATTGATTATAGTCGGTATTGTGTGGTGCTTGATGTGAATTATCAACCTACAATAAAGAAACTGCTTAAAGCATTACAAATGAATGGTAGGCGGTATGTAGTCGATGTAAGGCAATCATGGAGTAAATTCGATAAGCCTTGCAAGGTGTATATCGTTAACAGAATGTACACGGAAGAGGAATACAAACTGACATTTCCTCATAAGTACAAAAAGGGGAAGACTTTCAAGCAAGGACAACTCTATAAGAAAGAAAGTGAGTATAGCAGTACTAAGCAACATGAAGTACTGCTATTTTTAGTTAGAACATATAAAGGTGGTGATTGATATATGGCAGCTGCTAGCACCTTAACAGAAAAAGAACGTATATTTGCAGATGAGTATATCAAGACTACCAATGCAACACAGAGTGCTATTAAGGCTGGATATGCAGAAAAAAGTGCATCAAGCAAGGGAAGTCAACTATTAAGAAAAGTAAAGGTACGCCAATACATAGATGATGTAATGGAAAAGCGTAGTAAAAACACAATCGCAACGGCTGATGAAGTGTTGGAGTACCTAACTAAGGTTATGAATGGCGAAGAAAAAGATGCATTTGGCTTGGATACATCGATTGCAGATAGAACCAAAGCAGCCGAATTGCTAGGTAAACGGCACATGCTATTTACTGATAAGGTGAAACTTGATGCAGAAATAGAGATTGATATATCCGACCGCATGAAACAAGCAAGGGTGAAATCTGATGAAGTACAACAAGGCACAACTGATTGATGCGTTAGGTTCGTTTACGCATGATCCATTAGGCTTTGCATACTTTTCTTTTCCTTGGGGTGAAAAAGGAACACCGCTTGAAAACTTTGATGGCCCTGATGAGTGGCAAGTTGACACCTTTAAGAAAATAGGTGAAGAACTACGCAAGGGCAAATCGTTGGCGAAAGCAATTCAAATTGCAGTTGCATCAGGTCATGGTATTGGAAAGTCAGCATTTTCATCGATTTTAATTCTATTTGCTATTGCTACACATGAGAATACGAGGGGAGTTGTAACCGCTAATACTGATACACAGTTAAGGTCTAAGACTTGGGCTGAGTTGAATAAGTGGTATAACCTGTTCATAGGCAAGGAACTATTTACTTACACGGCAACCGCATTGTTTAGTGCTGATAAGCAGTACGAAAAGACATGGCGGATAGATGCTATTCCATGGAGCGAAAGTAATCCAGAAGCATTCGCAGGCTTGCATAACCAAGGGAACAGAATACTTATCATATTTGATGAAGCATCCGCTATTTCCGATAAGATTTGGGAAGTAACAGAGGGTGCTTTAACCGATAAGGAAACCGAGATTATATGGTGCGTGTTTGGAAACCCTACACGTAATAGTGGCAGGTTTAGAGAATGTTTCAGAAAGCATCGTGCATATTGGACTACCTATCAGATAGATAGCCGTACTGTTAAAATCTCAAACAAAGCGAAATTACAAGAATGGGTGGATATTCATGGTGAGGATAGCGACTTTGTAAAAGTGCGTGTAAGAGGGATATTCCCTAGTGCATCGGACACACAATTTATATCCGCATCAATCGCTGATGAAGCACAAAAGCGAATGTACAGAGTTGGTGAGTTTAACAACCTACCTGTAATTATCGGTGTAGACCCTGCATGGACTGGTGGCGATACATTAGAAATTGTGATGCGTAATGGCTATTCCATGAAGTGTTTGGCAACCATTGAAAAGAATGATGATGATATGCGTATGGCTAATCTCATAGCACAATTTGAGGATGAGTACAAAGCTGATGCGGTATTCATAGACCAAGGATACGGCACTGGTATTTACAGTATTGGCAAGTCAATGGGTAGAAAATGGCGGTTAGTTGCCTTTGGTGGTAAAGCACCTAATGATATGTACCTTAACATGAGAGCGTATATGTGGGGCGAAATGAAAGACTGGCTAAAAGAGGGCGGTTCTATTCCACCTAATGACCAAGGGTTATATGACGATTTAACCAGCCCAGAAGCGATCATTGATAAGAATGGCAGAATACAACTTGAAAGCAAAAAGGACATGAAAGAGCGTGGCTTACCATCACCGAATAAAGGCGATGCATTAGCCTTGACCTTTGCATTTAGGGTCACTAAAAAAGTAAATGGCAATCACAGAAGAGTAGCGAATACAGAGTACAAACCATTTGGGTAAAGGGGGAATGTGAATGTGTATGAAAGCTAAAACACCAAGTGTTACTACACCAGCACCTGCACCAGTCGCACAGACTGATGATATGACGCAAAAGAAAGATGAACAATGGTTCACTGATAAAAAGCGTAAGAAAACTGGTTATGACAGCACAATCTTGGCTAGTGCGTTGAATCAAGCAACAGGCAAAACAACATTAGGCGGTTAATATGGGAACTATACTATCAAGCCTAGCAAGGCAACCTACAGAAAAGCCTGTAACTAAACCAAAAGACTACAAGAAAATAAAAACAAAATTCAATCAGATGTTCACCAATCGTCAAAAGTACGTTGAGAAATGGAAGATGATTAGAGATTATCAATTACCATTCCTTGGTGTGTTTGATGGTGAACAAGACCAATCGAAACTATATACCGATAAAATCCTTACTGGTATTGCTTGGGAAAGTTGCCAGATATTCGCTAGTGGTGTAATGAGCGGAATGACACCGCCTAGCAGAAAATGGTTTAAGTTAACCATGGAAAATACCGACATGGCGGCGAATAGTGAGGTAGCGAAAGTATTAGACGAGCGTGAAGAAATATTGTATGCAGTATTTGCAAAATCCAATTTCTACAATGTGGTTCACCAAGTCTATATGGAACTACCATTTGGACAAGCGCCTATGTCAATCATGCCAGATGGTAAAGTTGGTGTACGTTTCACATCGTATCCAATCGGAACATACGCATTAGAATGTAATGCTAATGGTGAGGTTAACACGTTTGGACGGAAGTACAACATGACTTGCGACCAACTCGTGGAAGAGTTTGGGCATGATAACTGTACCGAAAAGATTAAAAATGCATACGATGACGGCAAGGGTAATGCATCTACATATACTGTTTGTTGGCTAGTGTGCGAGAACAAAGACCGCAATGGAAAACTAGGCAATAAGAACATGCCTTATTCCTCTATTTACTGGGTTGAGGGGAGTAGGGATGATGAAATCTTGCGACATAGTGGCTATGAAGAATGGCCTATTCCGATTGCACGGCACACAACACATGATCTAAATGGTTATGGTAAAGGTAGTGCATGGTTCGCACAATCTGATGCAATGATGTTGCAGAAGTTAGAACTAGACCGATTAACCGCTATTGAGTTAGGTGTAAAGCCACCTATGGCCGTAACATCTGATGTAATCGGTAGTGTATCACTATTTCCTGGCGGTATAACCGAAGTCGATACAGGCGGTAAAGTTGAACCTATCTTTAACGTAGGTATCAACCTAGATTGGATTATGCAACAAATCATCGAAGTTAAAGACAGTATTAAGCGTGCATATAGTGCTGACTTATTTCTAATGCTCGATAACATGGACAATGGACAAATGACGGCAAGGGAAGTCATGGAACGCACGCAAGAGAAGTTACAACAATTAGGGCCTGTAGTTGAAAGGCTACTATCTGAATTTCTTAATCCGATTATCGAACGTACCTATGCGATATTAGATCGTGCAGGTGTGTTTCCACCAATCGATGAAGCGTTGGCGGAAGAGTTAAACGGCCAAGATGTGAAGATAGAGTACATTTCACCATTGGCACAGGCACAGAAAGTATCTTCATTAACATCAATTGAACAGTATTTTGCGTTCCTTATGTCATTGGCACAGGGCAATCCTAATATTCTACAAAAGTTTAATTTTGAAGAGGCAGCAGATTATTATGGTGTTAACCTCGGTGTACCTGCAAAAGTAATTGTATCGAATGATGAATATCAAGCTAAGATGGAAGAACAACAACAGGCACAACAAGAACAAGAGGAACAAGCACAGATGATGCAAGCGGCACAATTGGCACCTCAAATGGCTAGTGCAGCTAAACAAGCAACCGATGCAGCAAATGATGGAAACCCTGTAATGCAACAGTTAATGGGAATGGGGTACTAGATGAAACAAAAAAGAGATTATATGCGTGAGCGTGATATTGAAGCGCTGAACCACGTACTGAGTGATGAACTCGGTAGGTGGTTTTTTTATCGCATTCTTGACCGAGCAAAATTGAATAGCCAATCATTCACAGGCAACAGTACAACATTCTTCAATGAGGGAATGAGGGCTGTTGCTATTTTGTTGCAAAACGATTTAGGAAAGATTGGCGATGGTGTAGAGGGTGTTAAGAAATACCACCTAGCACAAATAGAAAATATTCAAATGCAAAAGTATTTCAAGAGTTTAGAACAAAGCGAATTAGAGAAAGGTGAATAACCATGGATGAAAATTTAGAACAAGGCACAAACAATAACACGGATAGTGCAAATGGTGGTACACCACAGGACACGAATACACAAGAACAACAAAGCACGATTTTAGGCGGTGGCGGTGATACTAACACCGACCAACATGCAGAACCTACTGTATATGATTTCTCAACTGCATTTGATGGTGGCGAAGTTGACCAAACCATCGCAGATGAATTTTCAAAAATGCTTAATGGTGTAGGCGCAACGCAAGAACAAGCGTTAGAGATGGCTAAGTTTGGCAATCAATATGCTACCAACCTTGTAACAGCTTACGAAAACCAAAAGCAAGAAGCACTCAAAGAACAATACAAAGGTTACGCAGATAACGCTCGTGAGGTATTAGGAAGCAAATTCGATACTACTGTTAGCCAAGCGGCCGCAGGTGTTGAAGCAGTAGAAAAGACAATTCCTAATATTCGTGAAATCTTAGCTGAAAATGGCTTGGGTAATCGTGTAGAAGTAATTCAACTATTCGCACATATTGCTGGTATGGCAAGCGAAGATAACAACGCAGGGAATAACAGACCTGCAAATAATCAATCTGACGAAGCTATTAGACGGAATATGTATCCGTCCATGTTTAAAGACTAAAGGAGATTAATTAATGGCTACAATTGGAACTAACAATCCTACATTATTGGATTTACAAACTCGTATGGATCCAAATGGTAAAATTGCACAAATCATTGAGCAATTGAACCAAACAAACGAAATCATTCAAGACATGACAATGATTGAATGTAATGATGGCACATCTAACAAAACAACAGTACGTACTGGATTACCATCTACTACATGGCGCATGTTGTATGGCGGTGTACAACCATCTAAATCCACTACAAAACAAATCACTGATACTTGTGGTATGTTGGAAGCGTATTCCGAAGTGGATAAAGACTTGGTTAAACTTTCTAATGACCCTGTAGCGTTCCGTGCAACAGAAGATAGTGCGTTTGTTGAAAGTATGGGCCAAGAAATCGCACGCACACTTTTTTATGGCGATGAAACTACACCAGAAAAATTCATTGGCTTATCCGCACGTTTTAATACATTGGATATTAAAAAAGCTGATTGCGCTAAAAACATTATTGATGCAGGCGGTACTGCTAACCTTGCCTCTATGTGGCTTGTGGGTTGGGGCCCTCTTACTGTACATGGTATTTATCCACGTGGCAGTCAAGGCGGTTTAGAACAAGAAGATTTGGGCGAAGTAACAGTTACTAAAGCTGATGGTTCTATGTTCCAAGGTTATCGCACGCACTTCAAACAAAACATCGGTTTATCCGTGCGTGACTGGAGATATGTAGTACGTATCGCTAATATCGATATGAAATCTATCAAAGAAGATATTTCCGCAGGCCCTAACTTGATTAACTTGATGATCCGTGCAGAAGAAAAAATGCAATCTCTCACAGGATGTAGACCAGTATGGTACATGAACCAAGAATTGCGTACATTCTTACGCTTGCAAAAGAACAAAGTACATGGTTCTACTATCACAGAAGATATGGAAATGGGTAAAATGGTTACTCGTGCGAATGGTATTCCTGTTCGTAAAATTGATGCATTGCTTTCCACAGAAGCACGAGTTACTGCATAGTAGAAAGGAGAAAATACATGATTATCGATACTTTAAATACATTCCATTGGAAACGTGAATTATCTGGCAATGTCAGCTCCGATGTTATGATTACTAGCGGTGATGCTGACCCTAACTTGTGGTTAGTTGTTCGTGTAGACAAAGCATTAACTGGCACTGCATTAATCAACGTATATACATCTGATACAGAAAACATTGCTAACCCTGTATTGTTGCATGGTATTACATTACCAGCCAATGCACCAGCTGGGTACGAATATAAAGTGCGCTTGGCAAATGGTGTTAAACGTTATACACGTGCTAATGTCAACAATGCAACAGCTGGCACAATTTCTGTATTCTTAACTAGCGGTATCACTAGCAAATAGGGGGTAACATGGAATACATTGCAAAAGTAACTTTGTATCACAATACAAAGGGTTTAATTGAAGAAGGAAAAACAGTAGAACTTACAAAAGAAGAAGTAGCTGAATACGATAAAGATTACTTCAATGATTTGTTTGAAGCTGTAGGCGCAGAAGAAACCGAAGATGGCGAAGAAAAGCCAAAGACTAAATCTAAAGGCAAGAAATCGGAAGAAACTGCAGAATAACAGAATGAGGGGTGCGTATGCATCCCTCTTTTTTACTACAAAGGGGGCAATATGACACCTACTGATATTTGCAACATGGCTTTGTCATTAATCAATGGCGGTAGGATATACGGCCTTGATGAAGAAACAGAAACGGCTAGACAATGCAGATTGCACTATGATGCGACACGCAAAATGCTACTTTCACAATATGAATGGAATTTTGCACGAAAGCGTGAAGAGTGCGTACTATCTGAACATAAACTAGCTGGCTATGAATTTGTTTATGCGTATCCTGAAAAGTGCTTACGTATTTTAGGGGTTATTCCTAAAGGTGAACGATTTAAAGCGGAAAGCCAAAAGGAATATGATGTATTCACATTTGACGATAACACAAAGTACATAGTAAGCGATGTACCGCTTGCGTATATCGATTACGTGTACGATGTGCAAGATATAGATGTATTTAGTCCTGTATTTATTCAAGCATTGAAGTCTAAAATGGGTTCTGATTTAGCTATGCCATTAACTGGTAATAGTGGTTTATTCGACCAGTGCTATAAACTCTATCAAGCAGCAACGCAAGAAGCCAAAAGTTTGAGCGCTAAAGAACGTAGGCAAGATATGCCATATATTTCTAACTATGTAAAGGCAAGGAGTTGGTAATCATGAAACCAATGTATATATCACAACTTGCATTTACAACTGGTGAGATTTCGCCTGATGTATCTAGACGATTTGACCTAGATCAATTCAAAAGTGCATTACTATTAGCAGAAAATGCGGTCATTAGACCTTATGGAGCGGTGGCTAGACGGCAAGGCTCAGAATATATAGGTCAAGTCAAGAACAAGGATAAGTCTACACGGCTGTTTGAATTTACGGCCGAAAAGAATAAATCATTCCTACTCGAAATCGGAGAGCATTATATCCGAGTGTGGCGGAATGGTATTTATACAGGTATTGAATTAGAAACACCATTTGAAAGTGATGTGGTTGATAAATTGAACTGCATCCAAAGTGGCGATGTAATGTTCATTTGTAGTGGTAAGTATCCAGTTAAAACGCTATCTAGGTATTCTAATACGGACTGGCGATTTGATACATACAAGTTATCTGAGCAACCATACGGCGAAGTCAATATCAACAAAGAAAGCACTGTAATCTTGAATGGTGATACCTTAACCGCTACAAAGGATATATTCAATGCTGATATGGTTAATTCTGTTATGCAGATTGAACATTATGTGAAAGCTATTAGCACTAGCGAAACAGGAAAAGTCATAAAGGGTAGTTATGACGGCGATGATGAACGCATTCTTATGGCTGAAAATGAATACAATAACATCAACTACAACGTAGAACAATTCAGTAGCGATGAGGATTTATCATGGAAATTCACATCACACGGCACATGGAATGGTACTGTTAAAATCCAAATCAGCAATGACAACGGCGCTACATGGAAAGATTACAGGGTATATACATCCAACAATGACTACAACGTAACCGACACAGGCAAGGTTACACCTAGTGCTAAATTGAAAGTTGTATCTGATTTGAAAGGTGGTAGCGTTAATGTAGACCTATCATTCTTGCCACATTCTAATTATGGTGTAGTTGAAATCAAAGAATTTGTTGATAGTAAGCACGTTAAAGTCAATGTATTGAATAGCGTTGTAGATAACGAAGCAACCTCTAAATTCAGATTTGGACAATGGGGCAAAGGCCTTGGTTATCCTCGTGTATGTACGTTTTACCAAGATAGATTTATCCTAGCATCTAGTAATCAATATCCTAACTACATATGGTTTAGTCGCACAGGTGATTATTCCAACTTTGGTGTAGAAAAGGTAGGCGGTACGATTACAGATGATAGTGCAATCACACTACCTGTTATTAACCGCAAAATGTATGACATTAGACATTTAATACCTGCTAATGACTTATTGATTTTAACCAGTGGTAATGAATGGATTATAGATGGTTCAAAAACCATCACACCTACTAACTGCAATCTACGCACACAAACACAACGTGGTGCATCTGAATGTGAGCCACAATACATAGGGAATAGATGCGTGTATGTGCAAGCTAGAGGGTGTGTAGTGCGTGATTTAGGTTACTCTTACGAAAGCGATAACTACACAGGGGCTGACTTAACTCTATTCGTTAAGCATCTGACAAAGTATCGTAATTTCATTACAAGCGCTTATGCACAAGATCCAGATAGTATCGTTTACTACGTAACAGATGATGGCAATATCGATTGTCTAACTTACATTCCTGAGCAAAAGGTGTATGCATGGTCGCACTTCACCACAAAAGGCAAATACAAATACGCTGAGAGCGTTGCAGAGGGCGAACAAGATAGTTTGTATGTAATCGTTGAGCGTGATTTTAAAAGCGGTACAGTGATGTGCATTGAACGATTTGAGCCAATGTACAATGCGGATAATAACAATGTGTACATGGATTGTTACATTCGACAAACTAGCACAGAGAATATCAGTACTATCACAGTACCTCATCTGATTGGTGAGGATGTGCAAATCGTTGTAAATGGTAGGGAACGGCCAATTAAGGAAGTACCACCTACGGCAATTATTAATATCGATGGCAAGGCACAAAGCGTAGCCGTTGGTATTAACTACACTACACGATTACGTATTCCGAGCATCGAAATGCAAATACAAGATGGAACATTACAAGGCCGACAATTAACGATGAGTAGATTATCGATGAACATCTTAAATTCATTCGGTGGCAAAATCGGAAGAAACTTCAACCATATGGATGATATTTCATTACCGCCACTCAAGTTATATAGCGGTGATAAGGTATGTGTATTGCCAAAATTCGATGGAGTGTACTCAACCGATGCATCTGTATGCATTTTGCATGAAAAACCTTATCCATTTAACCTTTTGAGCGTTACAAGAGAAATAGAAATAGGCGGTGGTTTTCCAAATGTTACAGGACTTTGAGATTTGCCCTGTAAGGCACACTTCGTTAATTCATGACTTATATATCGACTTGCGAGCTATAGACACTTTAGAGGTCAATATAGCGAACCAAAATTTCTCGAATTATGGAAAAAATGATTTTGTGAGAGATATATGCAGTGATGATTATGAAAACCACATTGTAATTGAAAATGAAGTACCAATAGCCGTATATGGTATCTCAAAAAAGCCAATCAACGGAATGTACTGCATTTATTTCTTGGGGAATAAGATACTGGATACGAATTTGAAATTGCAAAAAGAATTTCTAAAACGAAGTAACGCAATCATAAAAGAGTGGTTATCCACTCATGAATGTTTATTCAATTTCATACATAAGAAAAATAACCGCTCGAAGCGATGGCTTACATCACTAGGGGCGGTTATTCATTCTGATATTACACACAACGGAATGGAACTATTTACATTGAGAAAGGGGGATGCGAATGTGTAATCCTATTGCATTGATGGCAGGTCAATTGGTTACTACATTGTGGGGGCAACACCAACAAACTAAAGCACAAACTGCAATGTATAATGCACAAGCACAAGCGGCGGAAGCTAATGCACGTATATCTTATAGGAAACAACAGGATATTGCCAATCAAGCACTACAAGAGCGAGATAAGATGGACAATAAAATGCGATTGATTGCAGGTCAGAATACGGCAGAAGCAGGCGCTACAGGGTTATCCATGAGTGGTACACCATTACAATTAATGGCTAGTAGCTACGATGAATACAACAAGGATATTAACAATTGGGAAACTAACAAAAACAATAGTATCTACAATGAATATCTTAATGGGGTTAATTATCGCAATGAAGCTAGTAGTGCAAGAGCAGCTGCATCCAATGCTAAAACGCAAGGGCGATTGCAAATGCTCGGTACTATCTTGAGTGGTGCATCTAGTATATATGGGATGAAACAACAATATGCAGGTGGTAAATACACAACTCAATATGGCGGTGATGTAAATGGTGTAACAGAAAGACCAGTTAAAACAGTTAAGAAAGTTTGGACTTTTAACGGCAGGTAACTATGAAATTAGTTAATTATGAACAAAATGAAAGATTGAATACAGTTAATGGTGAGTTTAGACCAACAATCAATGCGGAAGCATATGGTGTTAACCAAAACGGCATTAACACATTTGCAAAAGCATTGGATGATGCATCTAAAACTTGGCTTGAAATCGATAAACAAAAAGATTATATCAATGCTACAAATGCTATTAATGAATTTAATCAAAAAGTAACTGAATTAAAATTTGATAAAGATAAAGGGTTAATGTACCAAAAAGGTATGAATGCACAAGGGATACTACCTACATACCTTGAAAGTACACAGAAATTCCAAAGCGAACTTGCTGCTAAATATAACTTACGTACAACTGATGCGGTAAACGCTTTCAATAAAGCGGTTGAAACATCAAAAACAAACGATTTAGATGGTATATCTAGGTATATGAGAGGTCAGTACGAGGATGCACTAAGCACTGCTACACAAAATCAAATCAATAACTTGAATAACAATCTGTTACAAACGAATGATGTTAATCAACAAATGAAAACATTAACATTAACAGGCGATTTAATAGAAGCAACTGGTAAGCAATTAGGGCTTGATGATGAACAAATAACATCTAAAAAACAACAAAACTATGATCTTAATGCTAAAACCTTATTAGATAAAACTGTTGCTGATAATAATTCAGAAACATTGGACAAGCAGTTGACTGCATTAACTGGGCTTGCTAGTGAGAATGTATTAACACCATACAGGAAAATGTACCAACAAATGGGTATAAACAAAATCGCTAACAATGAAAACGATTTCGGCGCAATTCGATTGGCTGCAGGCGATGATGTAAATCGTGGTATGGACATTATGGGTTCACGCATACGTTCGCAAATGGAAGCCAAAAACAAGGAAGCCATGCAGTCAGGTATTGGTGCTAATCAACATTTATGGAAGTTAGCACAATATGCACATAATAAGTATGGTATCAATACAGAAATTGCATATAGGCAGTTGTATGCAGAGGGCACAGATGGTGGCGAACTTAGTAGATTAGCAAGAGAAAATCATAACTACGCGGGGCTAACTCAATCAGAGCCTAATGGAGAAGAGAACAAACAACCACCTGAAGATGGAACGAATTATTACAAAATGTATAATTCCGATGAAGAGTTTGTGGATGATTGGATTGAACACTACATAAAGCCAAATGGTGCAGTTAACGCACAGAGCGTAGAGGAATATGCTGATAAGCTAAAAGCAGGTGGATATTATGGCGCAGGTGCAGAACATTATAAAGCATTAATGCGCAATGCACCTATGACTAAAGGCGGACAACCTATTTTTTCTGAAGATCAGATTGAAAAGGCGGTTAAACAAGGCCGTGAAAATTATAAAGGTTGGCTGACAATGCAAATGAACATCGAAGCCAAGCAAGCTAAAGATAGAATTACTGCAGCTAAAATTGTATATAACCAATTAATAGCAAAAGGCGATTATGTAGGTGCATCATCTTACGCACACGCACAAGCAGCAGGCGCACAGACCGATATGGAAAAGGAAGCGTGGAGCGGTACAGAAGCATCAATGCGACCTAAACTTGATTCTATGTATGAAAAAGGCCTTAAACTGAATGCAAAACAAAAGTTTGAGTTGAAAAAATATGCTGAAACTCATACATACGAAGAAACACTAGCGCACGCACAGAGAGTGTACCCTGATAAAGTTGTTGATGATAGCTTTGATGAAGTGTTGCTCGAAGCGAACGATAACCGATTAAAGGCTAACAAAATTGATTTAACACCTTATGATAGCGAAATACAAAGTGCGTTGCCTGCTGACAAATCATTGCGTTCAAGTTTTGAATATGGTGTTAAACAAGAGATGTTAAGTCGTAAAGCTGACTTTGAAAGCAAACACGGCAGAGCGCCTACAGAAGCAGAAATGCATGATATATTTGAGGGCGCATTGGCAACACAAACATTACGAAGTACGGAAAAACCATATTTCGGTGATGGTGATGATTATAGCGCACCTATTAGCGCAGCAAGCAATAGAGCGATGGGTATTGTGCATGTTGAACCTGTTGGTAACCATTATGTGCGTGTAACATATCAAGATGGCTCAACAAGAGATATTTACGAAAGCGTGTATAACAACATGCAAAGAAGATATAACGATAACGGAGATTAAAAATGGCTAAACAAACACTTGAACAAGAACGGCAAGAAGCACTAGCTGTACAGAATGGCTATGTTAAAACATCACCATCTTTTAGTGCTAGTGCTGGTGTTCAGTCTAAACCTACTGGCGGTTTTACTGAGGTGGGTAATGCAATAGGTGCAGGGATAGATACAACGGCACAAGTAGTTGATAATGCTATTAATGCAATTAAGGCTATTGCCAATACACCACGCACAATGGAAGAAACTAATGCTGATGGTACAACCACATATTATCCGTTTGGTAAAGCTGACAATCCATACCAAGGTTTAGAACCACTAGGACAGTCATTACAGAAAGTACTTCCTACAAGTGTTGTTAGTAATACGGATAGATTGTTTCTATACAATAATGATACCCTACGTTATAACGAAGCAGTTAGAATGGGGAAAGTATTAGATATTGACCCTGATGTAATTATGCGTGGTGATGATAAAGCATTTGAACGTGCTGATTACTTATCAAGACGAGTTGAACGTGGCGCAGTATTACAAGATATATACGATGAATTTCCTGAATTATATAAAGTGAAATATGGTTCACAAGCGGAACAATTACAAGCAATCAACAATCTACAATCAATTCGTGCTACGAAATCTACGTTCGATGCAATTCAACAAGGTATTTGGTCTATGAACGATCAGATGAAGTTAGGTGATGTTGGTTTTGAATTGGCACATACAAAAGACCCTGAACGTATTAACGAATTAACATCAGAAATGGAACGCTTGCAAAATAACTTGCGCAACTACCGAACACCTGACGGAACTAATCCATTACAAGAAGTATTCGGACAAACGGCAGCACAAGCATACATGATGGGTAAACAAGGCGGTACAGGTGCAATCATAGGCGGTGCAATCGGTGCTGTAATTGGCGGTTTAACTACCGATGGTGTAGGTATAGGCGCAGGTGCAGTAACTGGTGCTAAATGGGGTGGCGGTGCTGACATGGCATATGAAATGTACAAAATGTCATTCGGTAACAAATACCTAGAACTCATTAATAAACGTGATGTAAATGGTAATAAAGTATACTCTAATGATGAAGCCTATAAATACGCTATGACATATGCTGCAGTTGATACAGGTATTGAAATGGCATCTACACGTTTTATGGTTAAAGGCATAGGTAAAGTAGCACCTAAAGCGGTTATGTCAAAAGTATTACAAGGTGCTACAAGTGATACAATCGCAACATTTAATAGGGGTATTGGTACTACTGTTGCACAAATGGCCAAAGCATCTGTTAAGGCTGGCGGTTCTGAATTAGTTGAAGAGGGATTGCAAGACATCAACGAAAAATTCCAACATAACCTATACCGCAACGATAATGACCCTGAGGGAGTATATTCCATAGGTGATATGGCGGTAGGTGCAGGCGGTGCAATGCTACAAGCATTACCAGCCGTTATTGGTTTAGGCGCAATTGGTGGCGGTATTAGTGGCATCCACACTATGAAAGCGTTCCACGAATTTCAAAAGCTAACACCTGAAGAACAACAACACGCAATCATGGCCGAGCAAAATCGAAATGGTAATGCTATCATGCAAGCATTGAAACAAGATGCATCGTCAAACAAAATGGCAAAAGAAAACCCTGAACTGTACGGAAAAATCGTACAAGCACAGGGCGATAATGTAGGTGTATCTACTGCATATGTTAATGTCAATGAAATGGCAGAAACCGAAGAGGGCCAACAAGCCATTAAGAATATGATTGATAGTGGTTTGGTTACGCAAGAGGAAGTATCAAAGAGCATTGAAGCTGATGCAGATATTCCTGTACCAATCGGAAAGTATGCACAATTAAGCGGTGGCTTGACGGAAGAAACTGTAAAGGCACTAGAAGAAAGTACATACTTTACTCGTGGCGGTATGTCTATGAAAACCCTTGAACGTGCAAAAGCGGAAGTAGAGGCCTTTAATAACAACCTAGTTGATGCAACAGAAAAGAAAGCACAGCGAGTTAAAGAAAGTATTATCCGTGATGAATTTGAAGATGCAAGCGATGTAGATCGTGAAGTGCTAGACCAAGTATTTGCTAATCCTACACAAGTTAAGCAAGCATACAACAACCTGTACAAAAATCTAGTGCAAGAGTATCGTGAAAACTACGCAAGCGACTTTGACAACATGGACAATGATATTAAAGAAGCTACGGCAAGCGGTGTAGAGCCACAATGGTTGACTGATTATAAGTCTAACAATGGCGGTAAAGCACCACGCACTAATGCAGAACGTAGACGTGCAGCGTTTCATTCTAGCGTAGCAAAAGCACAAACTACATTCGCTGATAATGCGGAAGCACTTAACCAAAGCAATATCCATCATGCTGATATGGAGCATACGCTACAACAAATTGAAAGCCTCGAGATATTACACGATAAGATTTTTGCCCTAGCAGATAACGATATAGCGTTACGGATGCAATTATCCAAGAGTGGCTATGAAGTGTACAACAAAGTTGTTAAAGCGATTGGCGAAAGTACCGATAGAAAACAACGTGAAACGGCAAAAGCTAATGCGTTGTTGATGGCACAACATGCTGATGTAATGGCACAATATATGCGACAAATGGGCCGTGGTGGTTATACTGCTATGGATTATTTGCGTGATAGCGTGCGTATCAAAATGGATGCGGTTTTAGAAAACCAAAAAGGGTATGCACAACAATTGGCAATGCATCAAAAATTACAAGCCGATATAACTCAATGGGGGAAAATATTAAACGATTTACAAAACGGAACGCTTAAACAAGGTGTAAATAAAATAATGTCAGCACCTTTAGTATTTAGTACAATTAAAGATCCTGACTATAAATTTACAACTGGTGATGTTTATATAACAACAAAGATGCTTAATAAAGTATTTGCCACTAAGCATGCACATAAGTTTGACTTAAATGTTATGAAACAGTTACCTGGTGCGTTATCTAATCCGATTGCAATATTCAAAAACTTTGACCCTGTTGCTAATGCATCGGTAAAAGGTGAAATTGTTGCCGTTGTTGAATTAAGAGATACGCAAAATAACCTTGTTCATGTGCCATTGGTTTTTGATGTTCAAAGCGGAAGAAATAGCTATCAAACTAGGGTTAAAAGTATATTCCCTAGAGTTAATACTACATGGTACTCTAACGCGATAAATAATGGCGATTTGTTATATGTTAATACAAAAAAAATAAACCAACTAACAGTCAATAACGTCCAATCAAGCGGACAAATGAGTGTTAGTTGGTCTAATATTATTAATAGTATACCAAACGAAAATGATTTAGACAAGCTCCGAAAGAAACATAATTATCAATACTATCAATCAGCATGGCATGGTTCACCGTATGACTTTGATGAATTTGATTTAGGTAGTATTGGTGGTGGTTTAGGAACACAAGCATTTGGGTGGGGGTTATATTTTACTGAAAACAAAAATGTAGCTGAAAAATATAAAGTAGAGCGTAAATCTAAAAATAAATTTACTTTAAATGGTAATGATATACCAATTGAGTATGCTCCTGTTATAGAGCAAATATTTGGTGGCATTAATGTAGAGAATAATAAAGAAAGCCTATTAAATCGGTTGGTTCTCAATAGAGATGCTGAACAAAGTAATTTAGATTTAGTTACTAAAAATCTGAATGAATTAGATGGTGTTTTAGATTTTATAACACAAAATAGTAAATTTACTATTAATAAACTACCAACACTTGTTGATAATAAGTTTGAACGAATGGCAACTGTTATATTAAACGATGCTAAAACCAAAGCTAAATCTGATAACAAACGAGTGAATAAAGAATACCTATTTGATGTTATTGAGGAGTTGCAGAACAGATACAAGAAACATTATATTTTTTATAATGATATCGTTTCGAAAATTTCATATCTAATTGATAATATTGATAGTTTTGAAGTAACTTCTGTTTACAAACCAACACTATATAATGTTGAAATTCCAGATACAGACACAATGTTAGATTACTCAAAACCAATTAACGAACAGTCGGAATATGTTTTAAACAAAATAAAACAATTAGATTCGACTGATATTAATAAAACTGGTAAGGAATTTTATAATGATTTGTCAGAACGTTTAGGTGGCAACAAAAACGCATCTCTTAAATTGAACGAGTTAGGTATAAAAGGGATTAAATACAAACATGGTCTTAGTCATAATTTTGTAGTGTTCGATGATCAAGCAATCAAAGTTATTGAAAAGTACAACCAATCTATAAATGGCATGACAGAAATCATGAAAGATGGTGAACGCATTATCAGCATTTTCAAAACCGCAGATAGAAGCACATTCTTACACGAAATGGGGCATGTGTTCTTTGATGATATTCAAAAACTAGCATCAATGGACAATGCACCTAAACAATTACTTGATGATTGGAACACACTCAAAGAGTGGAGTGGTTGGGTTGATGGTGAAAACGTAGATAATACCAAAGCACATGAGAAATTTGCACGAGGTTGGGAAAGCTACTTACGAAGTGGCGAAGCACCAACAAAAGGATTACAACGAGTATTCCGTCAATTCTCTAAATGGTTAACTCGTATTTATCGTAGTGTTCAACGATTAGGCGGTGAAGTACCATCTGACATTAAAGATATAATGGCACGCATGATAGCTACGCAGGATGATATTGAAAACTACGCACACGAACAAGCATTAGAGCAATTTGAAAATACAAAATTGTATCAACAGTTGAGCGAAACCGAACAGGCACGAGTACAAGGCTACATTGCTGACATTAAAGAAAAAGCAAAAGAACGTGTAATGCGTAAGTATATGAAAGAGTTAGACAATCGACCTATTAAAGAATGGGAAGAAGTAAAAGACGATGTGCAAGTTGAAATCGAAAAGCGTTTAGCCAAAGAATATCCTATCTACAATGAGCATCAACGATATATTGCAATTGGCGATGCAGCGTTGGTTAATACTCAATACGGCAACATCGAAAACCTAAAGAAAGCAGAAATAGAAGAAACAGGGACCACCTTTGAAGATGCTATTAAGCAAGAGATGGAACACGCAAGATCCGAATTTGTTGAGGTCAACAATATCGGAAAATCCAATGAGCAAATAGCGGAAGAAATGCTATTATCTAACCAAGGTCAAATGGCACTTACAGAAGAAGAGGCTAAACTTATTAAGCAATATACTAATAAGGATTTGGCTAACAATTGGCAACTATTGGATAAATTGCAGCGGTTAGACCCTAATAGAGAAAATCTTGATGCGGAACTAGCACCGATTGAAAAGGCAATTACTAAAGCGGAACAAATCAAACAGGATAATGCAAAAGTAGCTAAAGAATTGAACTCTACTTCTAAGGAACTCGACAAAGCCGAAGATAAAATAGAGAAATTGAAAGCACAGTTACAAGAACGCATTAATGCTGTTCGTGCAATCCGTGATGGTGGATTTGGTACCATTCCGAAATACATGAATAAGGCCCGTGCTGAATTAGGTGATTTGACATTGGCACAAGCGAGCCAATATAAGAAATACCAAAATCAAGCAATCAGAGATGGTAAGAATGCAGATAGAGCATTAGCCGTTAATAAGATAGAGGAAGCATTAGAGCATAAACAATCTCAAATGATGAATCAAGCAAGGGCTAGAGTGGCATTTGAAAATCAACAACGTATCAAGAAATTACGTACTAAATTGTTAGAACAAAATGCACGCATTACTCGTGCGAAAAACCCTGTAATGCTAGACCCTCAATTGCGGTACTTCTATACTCATATGATGTACCAAATGGGGTTGATTAAGCGTGATGGATTGATGCCTACAGATGGATTTGATGAAACGGTTATTACTAATCGACTTGACCCAGACGCAGGTATAGCAGGATTCAATACATTAATTAGCATGGATGATACTGTAAGCGGTATTTTTAATGCTAAATCACCTCGTACATTCGCTACCTTAACCGTTAATGAATTGAACATGCTCGAAGAATTAATGACTGGCATGTATCAAAACGGACGTAGGGAATATGAGCATAATAGCTTTTTAACCGAAAACGGCAATCCTTTATCTATTGATTATGTAGAACGTGATATCCTTGATAAGGCTATTGAAACATTTGGCGAAGTAGAAGAAAGCACTTTCAACATTGAAAATAGCAAGACTACTAAAAACGCTATATTCAATAAGATGGCTAACTTCGTTGAATCGTTACAACAAATCAAAACCATCTTGCGCCGTTTAGATGGTGGCAAGGGTGGCCCTGCTGAAATGTATATCTACGATACTATTAACCGTGCACGGCAACATTTCAACGAACGTCTTGAAAGTGAAACGATGCGCCTAGCTAAAAACGTAGCATTATATTCTCGTAAGGAACTCTATAAAATCCGTAACGAACGAGGCTATCAAGTAGGGGACGCAAGAAACCTCACTAAAGAGCAAGTTATGGCCCTAGCCTTGAATTGGGGGACAGAACGTAATAGACAACGTGCTATAGAGACCGTAAAAGCCAATGAGGTTGAAATAGAACGACTATTCCAAGACGTACTCGATGATAGAGACTGGGAATTTATTATCCGTGAATGGGAGCAAATCAACTCATTTTATCCAGAACGTAGTACAGTACAAGAACGCATGACAGGTAATCCATTAAAGAAAGAAGAAGGAATTACATTTAGAATCGGCGGACGTACCATAGAGGGGCAATATTACCCTATAATGTACGACCCTAAGACTAGCGGTAAATCTTCTAATCATGAAATGGAAGATATAGCACAATCATTCATGAGTAGTAATGCTACCTTTGGTTATGGCATGAGTGCTACTAAATCACGTCTTGACAAGGTGAAAGATAAACAATTGTTATTGTCTTTAGATGTAATACCTCGTGCAATTACAGAAAGCATCAATCACATTGCGATGCGTGAGGCGGTTACGGATGTAAATACGTTAATTAATCGTAAAGAATTTGCGGACTATATTACAAATAAACTCGGTGCTAGTGAGTACCAATACTTACGCCAATGGGTACGAGACCAATGGACAACGGAAGTATCTCGGTTAACCGAATTTGACAATATGATGCAAACGATTAAGCGTAATATCTCATCTGCTGTTATGGCAGGCAAGGTAAGTGTAGCTATCCAAAACGTGGCGAATATTCCTGTGGCTATGGAACAATTAGGCGCAGCAAGAGTAATGCGTGCGTTATATCGTGCAGGTGTAGGCGTATATGGCCGAGGTTTTGGACGGTATAACGAAACTTATGGATTTGTATTAGGAAAATCCGTAATGCTCCGTGAGCGTGCACAAACACTTGATAAGGATATGCGTAGAGGTTTAGAAATCGGCGGTAAAGGATTTACGATTGATGGTAAATCTGTAGGCGGTTACACCATGGAACAATTAGGCGAGGCCCGTGATGCTATTAATAGTTGGGGTTACAGTCTACTTTCTGAAACGGATCTAATGCTTTCTGTTCCGATTTGGAAAGATGTATACGATGTGGAATATTCTAAACTTGTACAAAAAGAGGGTATATCTTTAGAGTGGGCAGACCAACGAGCAATTGAACTAGCTGATAAGGCTATCATTGATATATTTGGTAGTGGTGATATTAAAGACCAAGCAGGCATACAACGTAACAAAGGGACTATCGCTAATTTTGCGACTACGTTCTACACGTATGCTGGCACACTATGGAATATGCAACTTGACGGATTCTATGCATTTAAAGATAGAGGGGATTTCAAGAAATTCGCTCGTGTAATCTTCTATGACCTATTTATGCAAGCTGTAATCATGGTTATATATAATAATCTCTTTGGTAGCGATGATGACGATGACCCTACAAAAGTAGCTAAGTCATTAACTAAAGAATTTGTAAATCAAAGCGTCATGGGCGTACCGTTCGTGCGTGAGGGTATCACACAAGCTATGAATAGAATGTTAGGCGAAAAGGTATACAATCGTGGAACGTCGCCGTTATCCTATGCGGTAATCGATAAAATCGATGATATATTTACTGCTGTGAATAGTAGTAAAAAGGATTGGACGGACGTAGGACGTGCAGGACTACAATTTGCCAATTCTATGACAGGGTTAAGCAATACACTAACCGATGGCGTCATGACAATTGCAAAATATGGTTTAACGGATATAGATGCAGAGCTCGAAGATTTGCTATATTCCGTCATCTTTGATAAACGATTGAAATCTAAGAAAGAAAAACAAAAGGAAAAAAAGCAAAATAAACATTAATAAATAAGGACTACTCAATTATGGGTAGTCCTATTTAATTAGAAAGGGGAACAAATATGATACCAGAGGTCAATAAACCTAGTGTAGTTTATCAATGTGATGGAGCGAACAAGAAATGGATATGGCCGTATGACTTTTACATGATTGAAGATATAGCCTTAATCATGGTTGATGCTGACGGAACAGAAAGCGTACAAACAGGTAATATCGATTATGATAAAGAAAACAAAACTTTAACATATCCTGCTGATGGTGATCCATTAGACAATACGCACAAGATTATTCTTGAACGTAGAACACCAATTAAACAAGATACAGATTTACCTGATGAGTACCCTTTCCAAAATATCGAACACATGACAGATAAGGTAACATTGATTTTGCAAGAAATGCAGGAGAAGATGAATAGAGCCTTATTAATCCGTGTAGGTAGTGATGAGGATGCAACAACAGTTGCTCGTAAGATTGTAGATACATCAACAAAGGCAGCAAATGATGCTATAGATGCATATGAAAAAATCAAAGCAGAAAGTGATACTATTAACGCTAATGCAGAAACAATAAAAACGCTAGGCGGTGAAATCACAGAATTAAGCCGTACAGTTGATGATAAACTAGCGACTAGCAATACCGCACTTGATACATCTAGTGCTAATGTAGTAAAAGCAGAAAAGCTAGTGGCAGATGCAAAAGCCTATGCAGGACAAACCACAGTTGATAAGCGTGATATTAATGAGTTGGTGAGCCAAGCACGCACGTTAAAAACCGACATTGACAATAAACAAACATCGATTGCAAGTAACGCAATTAAAGCAACAGATGCAGCGAAACGTGCAGAAGTCGCAGCCAATAAAGCGGAACAAATCGCCTTGCCTAATGGTGGTGGTTTGATTACAAAAACCGAAGCCGATACAAAGTTTATTCCTAAAGATAGCCTATATGGCATCGTATCCGTAAAAGACTTTGGGGCAGTTGGTGATGGTGTAGCTGATGATACCGCAGCATTCAAACGTGCTAACGATAATTTGAAAAACAAAATATTGTTAATCCCTAATGGCATCTACAAAGTGAATGAACATGTTTCGTTTGATACTGTTGATAGTGTTCTGGATATGGGTACATACAATAACATTAAGCCGTTCTACCCTACCGAAACACCAATGTTAAAAGGTGCATCCAACATCGCATTTGTTAAAAACATCCAATATGGTGATGAGGTCAACCAATGTCAAGGGTTTACCTACAACGAGAAAAAGAATGTGTTTGTGTTAGCATGCATCAATGGTGATGGTACAAAACAAAATCTGTATGAACTCAATCCAGATACATTTGAAATCGTAGGTACATATAAGTTTAGCGACCCTGACAAAATGGGCCATTGTAACACTATGTGCTACAACAAATATACTAATAAGATTTACATTGCCAACGGCTTAAAAAATGGTAACAACCTATCTGTATTTAATGCTGACACAATGGCATTTGAAAAAACCATCACATTGAATGAGCGTGTATTTAATATAGGATATGATCCTATCACACGAACTTATGTGAGCATTGTACCAATTAGCGGTCAACAACGCTTACGTGAAGTCAACTTGTACAATGATGATTTCAAGAAAATGAAAACATATCAAATTGACTACCAATACGATGATTTCAATAACAATGGGGCATTAATGCTTAACGGATGCATAATGAGTGCAACGCTCGGTAGTTTGGTAGAATGTACACCATTTGGCGCAGTTAAACAGATTATTGAAATCAATAGAACTACTGAAATTGAAGATATAGCATATTGTAATGGCAAATTCTATTTTGCGGTGTTAACAGAAAAACCTAGTAAACGGCATCAAGTCGATATTTATGTAGGAAATCCAAACCGAGATTATCAAAACTCAATCAATACGGCTCGATTGGCAAGCCTAGACTATTTAAAACTCACAGGCGGTAATGTAACAGGTTCAATCGTACTCAATAACAATACATTGTTAGAGGGTAAGAAAACCGATGGACATGGTGTTCGTATTGGTAAAGTATCTACATCTGATGCGGTGGAATTGGGAGACCCTAGCGTACCTGTATACCTAACTGGTACTACATTAAAACACTATGACGGCACAGATAGTAGTACAGTATTAACTACAAAACATTATGACACGGCTATTTATAGTAAGACTAAAGCCGATGAAGTGTTTGTTAAAAAAGGTGATGCAGGTTCATTTGGTTTTCCATACTCTAAATTAGATACCGCAACAGATTGGAATACACTTACAACGCAAGGGTGCTATGAAATCAATTTCGATGGTGGTGCTAATAATCCACCACGTTCGCATAAGCAAGGTATGTTGATTGTATTTAACTTTGGAGATGGTAAATTAATCGACCATACATTGCACACATTAAATGGTGAAACCTATCATCGTACTTTTATGGCTGATAAATGGGGTTCTTGGGGGAGAGTACAAACATCATTGAATAGCCGTGTTCAATTGTGGAGTAACAAAGGTACGATTGAGGTGGGTGTAAATGGCTAATATTACAATAAGTGGTGCTAGTACAAGATCATTTAATATGACTGATGAAATTCGAGATATAGGGAATAGTAAATATTTAAAAGTTGCAATGAGTGATAAGTCTTATTACGCTAGGTTATCTACAGAAAAGCCATCTGATAATAATATGTTCGTAATTATTGATAATACCAAGTATTTTGTACAAGCCAATCCTATATTATTTGAGCAAATACATTATGAACATGGTTACGACAACTTTGAACAACGTTTTACTGTATGGCTACCAAAAGGGAGATATATAGTTGAATATAATACAACATCCACAACAACTGATACTTTTACAATACCAAGTGGATTAAATGCAATGATCTTATACAGTTACAGAAGAGGGATTGGTGTACAATTAGCCATTGGAAGTGATGGTTCAAGAATATTTTATAAAGCAAGAGAAGCAGGGAGAAATCGAACTTGGTTTACGTTATCAAGACAGGGAGATTAGTATGATAGAAATCTTTATTCCAATATTTAACGAGGTGTTTAACGTGAGTGAAGCGGTACGCATATCATTAGCTATATTCACAACAGTTATTCTTGTGTTTATAGATACAATATTACGAGTGTTGGTTGAAGCTAGAAATTACAATTTAGCGACAAAAAGGGAAATAACAATCAAAAATACTATACTAGCTATCCTATGGAGAGGTTGGGCGGTAGTAGATGTTGATGGAAAGCCTAAACGATTTTTAGTATCTGGTAAGCTACGAGCGGATATGACTAAGAAATTAGTCAAATCCTATCCGTGGCTTTTTTTGTTAGCCTTTATTCTATTAACATTGCCTGATGTAGTAGTACCTGTATTAGGCCGTGTGGATGTATTCCTATGCACATTGTTGTATTTGATACCTATATTTATAGAATTAGCATCGTGCGTAGAGAACATGATAGAACTCGAATTGGTAGAAACGAGGTGGTTCAAGCGTGCGATAGGGCTATTTAAACAAGTGATTGATTTCGTTAAATCGGTAAAGGAAGCGATTAAATGAAGATTAACTATGAGGACACAGTAACATTGATAGCATTATCCGCCGCACTAATCATGACTATCTATCTTGAACAAAAGGATTTGGCAAGTGTGATAGTCGGTGTGTTAGGCGGTTATATTGGTGCTAATGGTAGTGTTAAACGTTCCCAGTACATGAATAATGGGGGTAGTGTTGACGAAAAAAAGGAGTGCGAAAAATGAACGAATTAGGGAGTTTGAGTGCAGTATATGAAAGTAATGGCGACCCTGCTTGTGTATCAAGTGGGGTTAATGATGCAGGCGGTATTTCTTATGGTACATATCAATTAGCTAGTAATTGCGGTAGCGTTGATGAATTTCTAGGTTGGGGGTTACGGCAAGGCGGATTTTACACAGACTACGCAAGAGCATTGGTAGATAGTGGAGAAATCAATAGTGATGAGTTTATCGACCAATGGAAAGAACTCGGAACGATTGATAGACAAGGATTTGCGAAGATGCAACATGACTATATCAAGGCTAAATACTATGATGTAGCGTGTAAGCTATTACAAGATAACCTGTTCAACGTGGATAAACACTCCGACACATTGAAAGATGTGATATGGAGTAGAACAGTACAATATGGTGTAGGTAATATTGTTGATATGTTCAACGATGCATTGAAGTTAATGGAAAAGGCTTTGAATTTAGAATTGCCTAATCTGTCCTACGTTGATGATAAACGCTTTGACTATGACATCATCGCTTGTATCTATGATGTATGTATGACTACTACATGGAATAATAGTGCATTGCGTGATAACTTGAACGAACGTTTCGCCGATGAAAAATTTAGAGCGTTGGAAATGCTACAAAATGAATTAAACGAGGTGTAAGCCATGTTAATTAGTAAGTTGGTACAAACTATCAAGGAACACTACAAAATAGCCATAGCGATTGCCTTATGCGTTTTTATCGCTATTGTAGGTGTAGTAATATATCATCACAAACAAAAAGAATTAGAAAAGCCTGTTATTGTTACACAAGAGCAGGCTAAATCACCTACAGAATTGTCAAAAGCAATTCATATTACCGAACAGGAAGCACAGGAAGTTATTTCTAAAAAGGAAAGAACTCAACCAATAGCAACGTATTACACGCAAGCACCTACAGTTGAAGTGGCAGCCCAACAGGTGAAACAGGATATTGCACATAGTAATCCTAATGTACCTAAAGCTGTTACTGAAAAATCTGATAGAACCGCAGTAGTAGCTAACACAGATGAACAAAAAGTCGATGTGTACAAAATCAATCTAAACAAAGGACACAAGATAAAAGCTGGTGTTACTTTGATAGATAATAAAGCCTATGAAACCATAGGCTATCAAGCAGGTAAATTTGAAGTGTTAACACATTTCAATGGACAACATTTAGAGGGCGGTAGCGTACTTTACACAGTAAAGGAATGGTGATCTAAATTATCTCCGAGTTGCACGGATTGCAACAATCAACTGTTAATTGACAGTTGGAAAGTATTACTTTATAACCGAAAGGAATAACACAATGGCACAAGTATTTACATTTAACGGAAAAACACATCAATTCGCAGAAGATATTCAACCAAACAAAGAGGGGTTATATATGGCCACTCTAAAAGACGGCGATAACGTAACGTGTGAAATGTGGTTCGTAAACGGCGAACTACACCGATTAATTGAATTAGACTAAACGTATTAGAGGGTAGCTTAATTGCTACCCTCTTTTTTGTTTCGTCAAATATTCGTCAAATTCTAATTGTAAAATGTGGTAAAATATGAGAAGTAATATTTACCGCAACTAATATTAATTGCAAGCATAATAATAATTGTGAAATAATTGATAATCCATAGTAAATTGGAGTATAATATATTGATATGTT